TCTTTACGTCGCTGTGAGTAGCGGTTGATTGTACTACGTACAGCAGCCGTATCAGCCTCTTCTAACTTGACACCCGACTTAGCCAGACCCTCTTCCAACTGCTTCAACATGTTTGCTGTTTCAGCTTCCACTTTAGCACGGAATGTTGGATCTGCTGACGAGATGTTCTTAATCATCTCACCCACAATTGGATTGTCTTTAGCTAACGCAATAGGTGGCAGTTTGACACCAGTGTCCGCTTCGATGTCACGCATAGCCTGAAGCTGTACGTCAATATTCCCACTCTGCTTAATACTTTCAATCTTAGCGTCTAAGTTAGTTTTGGCGACAAGTTCTGGAAGAATAGCTGAACCGCTTTTAACGTCTCCGTATAAGTTACCAGCGGCTTTCAACGGAGCTGTACTAATCATACTTCCAGGGACACTAGCAAAACCACTAGTGACAGAACTAATAATATCTTCAACCCACAAAGGCGTACCATCTGGCAACACCTGTCGTGTAACTTCACCCGTTATAACGCCAGCAGCTGTCGGCGGTACAGCCAACGCTAAATTACCAAGCGCAGAAAACCCTGTTTTAGCTGCAAGACCAGCTGAACGCAGTGGACCCGCAATAGACGTTGGATCAGACAAACCACGTACAATAGAAGTTGCTAAGTCTTGCTCAGCCTCTGGCGGAACACCAGCCATCTCACGTACACGCTGTTCTTCTAAGGCTCTAACTTCAGCGTACGTCAATCCTTCACCCTGACTCTTAGCATACATTGTCTTGATATCTTCAGGGCTGTAGATAAAAACGTCCGGTATAAAGCGAGCAGCAAAATCTGTAAGACCGAGTTTAGCCGCTTCACCAAACGTCATATCACGCGGTATTATCTCAGGTGCAACGTTGTTTGCATCAGCATCTTCAGCACGTACAGCATCTTCATACTGACGGCTTGCTTGGTCTGCCATACTACGTTGAACAACAGCAGCCAACACTTGAGCGTCAGACGTACCTTCAGGGACTTCTAGCGTGTACGTCTTACCACCATATTCAACTCTTCTAACTTGAGGCTCAGCCATTCAAATCACCTTAATCTAAGAACTTTATTCCGCCAGGCGTGTTAATCTTTAACAACGCAGTGCCAGCGGCTGCGTCTTCTTTGTTACCAGATTGTAGTAGTTGTATTGCTGTTTGATTTATTTCGTTAGAATAATACTGTGTTAACTTATCAGCAATGTTTATATAGTCTTGTTTAGTTGCATCGCTAAACTCACCACTAACAAACATATTCAAACTATCACGAACACGCTGATCAATAGACGCACTGCGAGCAAACTGACGCATTGCTTCTAGTGACTTAGCATCAGAGCGTTGTATGTCGCTAATGCTACGTCTTGCTAATTCAGCCGAACCAGCCGCTCCAGGGAGCATCAACAACTCTTTAGCTTGCCCTAACGACAGCTGACGTTGTTTTATATCTTTATAGTTTGGATTGACAGCAGAGGCTATTTCTACGACATCAGCAGCGTTTAGGTCCACTTCGTTAGCAAGCATCTGTTCACGCATCTGCCCCAACTGCGCCGCAACACCAACGTCATTATTCATAAGCGCTGTCTGCTGCGCCTCTGCTAACGACTCTGCTGAAGCAAACGCATCTGGAGTTAAGTAGTTTACGTCTTGTGGCTTGCTCTGCCCTTTAATGTAGGTGAGTGCGCTGTTGATTGCTGTCTCTGACGGAGCAGCACCAGACACATTCTCTAAATAGCTTTGAGCAACAGTGTCTCCAGACGCGGCTAATGATTGTAGCTGATTGACTAACGTTGGAGGAGCAACACGGGCGTCTTCTGAGATAGCAGCTTTACGGCGCTCATCTAACTTAGCAACATCAACACCCGAACCAACTAACAAGTTTTCTAAACCGTCAGCACGTTTAGTGTCGCCAGCTTTCAACGCCTTCTCGTACGCCAACAACGCTTTATTAATTTCAACATCACGTCTTGACTGCTTAACACCCTCTACGTTTTTAACTAAGTCAGCGTCAGACATCAAACCAACATCACGCTGCTTAATCAACTGTCGGCCAACATCACCAAGACCAGCCGCTTCACGGAGGGCGTAAGCCTTCTGTGTCGCCTCTTGACCAAACTGTTCTAGTGACGCCATCTGCTCTGCTTCTTTCAACTTAGCCAATTCAATCTCAGCAGCTGTACGTGGATCACCACCAAACAAGCTAACGACGTTACGCGCTAACAAATCCTGCGGAGCCATCTGCACGGGCGTCAACAACCCTTGACGCAACTGCTGTGCTGGCTGTCTTCCAAAGTTAGACAGATTACCAATTAATTGTGGATCTATTTGTAGTGCCATTGTCTACTCCGCCTATATACCTAAAATTGATTTAAGCCAATCTGGAATAGCATCCCCTAAAGTGGTACCACCCTCTGGTGCATTCTGCGCGGCTTGAGCGGCTTGAGCGGCAAGCGACGACAACAAACCAGACGTCAACCCTGAACGCGCTTGCTGTACACCCAATAGCGTATTCAAACCAGCCATACCCAACTCTGCGCCAGTGAGTCCCGCTTGCTGTTGCATCTGTGCCGCTAGCTGCGCTGGCTGGAAGCCTTGCTGGAATACATTCAATAACGATGCTTGTGGTACGTACGCAGACGCCAACATCCCTTGACCTAAGCTAGCCGCTTGAGCTTGCTCTGCTTGAGCTTGCTGTATTGCAGCTAGAGATGCTGCGTCACGCGCCTGGGCGATGGCTTGCTCTTGTGCTAGAAGCTCAGGAGAGGTTCCACCGAACGCCGCAGACTGCAATCCAAGCCTACCCTGTGCTGCTAGCCTCTCTTCCGTAGCAAGCCTCTGACGCTCTTCGGCGGGGCGCTGTAGCGCACGTATTCGATTGTAGACGTCAGCCTCACGACCAGCAGTGCTACCGACAGCTTGACCAAACAAACCACCAGCACCGCCTAAGAGCTGTTGCTGTAGGGCTTGCTCTTCAGGTGATAGCGTAAACGTAGTATCACCAGTACGTGCTGTCGCAATATCACCGCCTGTTGAGGTCGTAACAGTGAATGGACGAAATGCTAATCTTTGCCGTGTTTGCGTACCGATATCAGTAATACCACGCTGTGCTTGACTTAAGAAGTCACCCAACGCTTCACGCTCTGTACCGTACGCACCTAACAATAGCGCTGTAGACGCCGCCTGTGGCAAACTCAGACCACCAATAGCACCTGTTATACCTTCACCTAAAATGTCACTCAACCAAGACATTAGTAACTCCCTCCATCAAGCGTCATAACCACGGCTCCAGTAAACGTAGCTGTGCCAGTAAACGTAGGAGACGCTTTATCTGCTTTGCTGTTTACAGCTGTTTGTATAGCCGCAAACTCTGAATTAATCTCTGTACCGCTAACAATCTTACCAGCACTACCGCTAGGCAGCGCATCCTTAGCAGCGTAATCAACCAGTTTAGTATAATCACTCATATCATTCTTCCCAGTAGTGCTTGTATGTTAAATTCTTGTAGCGAAAACGCCTCTTGATATATGCTAGCTTCAACACCTACAGTGACCACAGTACCACTGCCTGTCGTGTTAACGCCTTGTTTTGAAATAGCCACACCTGATTTTGTATATAACGCTATTCCGTATTCAGCAATACCATATTCAGACGGAACAACCCCTTCAACATTAATAGTGGCTGTTCTATACGACTCTGAAAAGTCATAACCCCATTTTAAAAATGTAGCTGTAGACTGACCACCTAAAATTGTAGGCACAATCTTCTTTAAAAACTTAGTACGACTTGGGTCACCAAACGTCAATGGGTTGGAGAAGTAGCGGAGTGTATATGCCGCATCATCGTCAGAATACCCGCTATATACACCGATGCCATTTGCAGAGCCAACATACAGCGTACCATCATCTGCTCTAACAAAGCATTTAAACGGCGACGCTGGCCACCGCGTAACCCTCAACGACCCATCTTCCAAACTACCTTTAGTGTCAAAGCAGTAAGTGATGTTTGCTGATGGTAGGTAGAGGAGGTAGAACGCATTTTCTGGAGAGTAGACGGAGCGTAGTGTTGTCGTCTCCGCTTGAACCAGCGTCATTAAGTCATCTCGTACATTACGACTAATCTCACGAACAGGCATAGAGCGTTCGCGTATTACACGACCAAACGACTGCACACCGACGTGCGATAGAAAGAACAAATCACCACCTGTTGACTGAATGCTGTCTCTGTCGATACACCCAATACCTGGAATCGTATCCGCTAGTGTCATGGTAGCGGGGGATTCAGCGCCGCTATATACAATGATTGAGTGACGTCCGAATATAATTAGATAGCCGTTGTGTGCAGCTAACGCGACAACTTCGTCATAGCCATCAGGCCACACCTGCGCTACATTGATAGAGCCAGACGTACCACCACTCCACGCAACACCATTTAACAAGTCAGACCAATAAACCACTTGCAAGTTTACGCCACAACCACACGTCCACAAACGCCCATACGCCGCCAACCCTTCGTTAGCGTTTGGTGGTGTGCCGACATTGTCTGGGTGATCGACGATGCGTAACAGTCCGTTGGTGTCGTCGTACACTAACGGGTTATGACCAGCTTGGAAGAAGTACATCTTATTATTAAAATTAACCATCTTCCAATCGTCAGCTGTAATCGTATACGACCCTGGCGTTTCGTCTACAAGCGTCGTCGTACCACTCATTATCTTGTTGTTACCAGCAGAAAAGATGGCTGTGTTGCCAGCATTGTCTTCGAAGTAACCAAGCGACCGAATCTCTGCCGTACCAAGCTCGGTTTTATCCGTCGTGACAGTATCAAACCCTTTACGCGCACCAATACGCCCATACTTATCAATGACGCAATTGTCAGCTACGGACGCAAACGATGGGTCACCATCAATGGGACTGTCTTGCGTATTCAACCCTTTAAAGGCTGGTGCTCGAATAGCAATGTTCTGTAATTGCTGAGCCATACTTAAACCACCTGATAGACAAGTTCTTCGGGATGTCGTCGTGCATCTAAGGCGATGGCGTCAGACAGTATTTTATCTGCTACGTTAAACAGTTCGGCTGCCGAAGTCCCAGCAACTTCACCACGCTCTCTAGCCGCTAACGCTGTTGCCATGTACACGACAGGGAGCATCGGAACTAACAACTCATCCGTATCCGAAGACATAAACCCACCACGACTCACTGTCTTAAAACGCAAGCTGTATACACCGTCTGGTATAGGGTATACTAAAACTTGTGTGTCTTTACTTGCATCAAAGCCATTGAACGTGTAATACAACGGCGAGCCGCTAACAGTGCCAGTGAGATTTAGCTGTTGCTCAAACCAATCTTGTGGACGATATTCCATGAAGACATTACTGGTGTCGTTAGCAACTGTCTGTATAGCTCCTCTGTCTTTTATGTTTGTCAACGAATACGTGTAGTCGCTAGCTGTTGTAGCCACCGTAACAGTAGAGCGTAACGCCGACCACTCCCAGGCATCTTCAACGATTTGTTTAGCATCATTAACAAACTCACCGATTAACGCGGAGTATGTTGTTTGTGAGACAGTGCTAACCGTCTCCTCACGCAGACGTGTCAACACTTTATTAACTAGTTCTAAATACGTCATTATTTAAGTCTCATTATTAAGTCAGACAGATAGTCGCGGGATGTACGTGGCTTAGCTAACTGAACCATTGTTGCTGTAAATTGTGGTATGTTGTACGATGGTTGTTGTGGCTGTGTTAACATACCTCCGCTACTAATACTCATGACACCAAAGCCATCCCCTGCTCCGTCACCTGTACCATTTCCAACGCCTTCACCTACACCTTCACCAACTCCTCCACCAATCCCGTCACCTACGCCGCCTGTAGCTTGTGTTTCTGTAGGTTCTGTAGTAACAGGCTCCGGCGGAACAACAACAGGTTCTGGTACGATTACAGGCTCCGGCGGAACAACAACAGGTGTAGGTTGTACAACAACAGGCTCCGGCACTGTTACAGGCTCTGGTGGAACAACAACAGGTGTAGGTTGTACAACAACAGGTTCTGGCGGAACTATTACAGGCTCTGGTACGATTACAGGCTTTGGCGAAACAACAACAGGCTCCGGCGGAACAACAACAGGCTCCGGCGGAACTACTACAGGCTCTGGTACGATTACAGGCTCTGGTACGATTACAGGCTCAGTCGGAACTACCACAGGCTCCGGCAAAACAACAGGCTCTTCTACAGTAGAATCGAAGATGTCACTAATATCACCTAACAAATCTCCAACGCCTACTTCTTCTTCTACGTCACCTTGACCACTACCAGACGTACTAGACACAGGGTCTTCACCTGTTCCGTAACCTTCACCAATTACATACGGATCGTAGTCAGTAACGTCTTCAGTTTGCGTTTCACCAGTACGACCATGTACAAAAACACCATCACCTTGATAAATCCACGGGAGTTCTGGATTGAAGACGCCTTGCTCTGCCGTAGTTGTGGGTTGTGTTACTACAGGCTCTGGCGTTGGCTCTGGCTCTGGTGTTGGCTCCGGAGTTGGTTGTGGTGTTGGCTCAGGAGTTGGCTCTGGCTCACCACCACCTCCAGCAGTTTCTGTAGGTTGCACAGGCTCTGTAGGTTCGGGGACAGCAACAGTTACTTTATTCTCTTCAACATCAACTTCAATCGGTGTGTCTTGTTTTGAGTCTAGTTCGATGTTAGTTTCCGGTGTAACAACTGGAACTGTCTCTGCATTAACTGTGTCGTAGACAGTACGAGCTACATCAGACAAACCTTCAAGACCATCTGGAAAATAATCTAAAAACTCTCTAGCTTCTTCTAACTCACCGCCAGGCGCAAGCGCACTAACAAGCCCTTGCTTAATATCACCGCCACTGGCTGCTGTATTTACAACAATATCAGCTATAACATTAGCAACAGCTTGTGACACGCCAGCGGCACCAAGACCAGCTGCTACAGCGGCTCCAACACCTGCTGTTGCCACTGCTGTCAAACCAACTTTAACGGCTGCTTTTAAGTAGTCGTCAAACCCACCTACCTCACTAACACGAGTGTACTTACCGTTGTTGTTTAACTTCCAAGTCTCTCCACCTTTAGTAGTGTACCTTAGTGGTACACCATACTTCTCAGCAATGCCACTTACAGCTTCTTCAAACAGTTGGTTCTTTAAACTTAAATTTTCAAGAACTCTAGAGTCTTGACTATACTCATCTCCAGTAGCTTCACGCTCTATGTTTTTTAATAAAGTAGCTTGACGGTAGTTTACATTAGCTTGTTCTACAGCATCATCAAACTCAGCTAAGAATTGATTGTACTGTTCTGCTGTAATGTTGGTACGTTCTTTGATGTAAGTAGGTCTGTTGTCACCTTCGTACACTGTGTCGTTCGAAGGAGCAGTAACAGGCGTACCTGTCTCAGCAGCATCAAGCAAGTCTATCAACATACCTTGTCTTGCCACTACTTATTCCCCCACTTAGTTAGTGTTCTTATTCCAAAAGAAGCTGCAACAGCAGCACCTAAGAATGCTTTGTACCAATCAGGCATATCTTCCAACACGTCAAACCCAGCACTGACAATAGGCACAGCCTCTGGGATGAAAGCCATGCACAGCGGCACAGAAAACAGGATCGTAAACCACTCGTCTTTCCA